TTTTTGCTTTCTCCCTTGATGCTGATGAGATGGTGCATAAGTTTAAGAGTCCTAGTTTTTCTGGTATTGGAGCATCTGCTCATTATTTAACTATTGAGAATCAAGAGACCAGCCGAAGGCAAGCCATCAAAGCAGAGATTAAGGCCTATCAAGAAGATTTAGCCAGAGAAGCAGATAACACCACGCTAGCAAGATTTATTAGAAACCTAGAATCTAGGATTTACGCTCAGCTTTCAAGACAGTTGGTTGATAATCTTTTTGGAGAAACTGCAAACCAATCAGGCATTTTAAAGCTTGAAGGTAATACAATAGAATATACGACTGATGGCGAATATATAACATTAATAATTACAGATGCAGAAGGAAATACAACAGAAATTACTTTGCCTATTGGCGATTTTTCTTTCTAGTTGCACCACGTTAAATAACTTTTCATTACCGCTTACCCATACAAAACAAGCCGAGGTTGGTCAACTTATCAATCAAGACTTAGCCCAAACAGGGGTGCCTTTTGTAAAAATAGCGGTTGCTGTTTACCCAAGCAGCTTTACCGATCAAACAGGGCAAAGGCGAAGCAATAGCTCTTTTGCAACTTTTAGTACAGCTGTTACTCAAGCTCCATACGCTTATCTTATTAGGGCCTTAAAACACGCTGGCGGCGGAGAATTTTTTGACGTTGTTGAACGTGTTGGTTTAGACAATCTAACCAAGGAAAGACAGCTTATTAGATCCACCAGAGATACTTTTGACGAAAAAAAAGATTTGCTGCCACTAACTTTTGCAGGATTACTTTTAGAGGGGGGTGTGATAGGATATGAAAGCAACGTCAAATCTGGCGGATTTGGCGCTCGGTACCTAGGTATAGGTACTACCAAAGAATATCGTCAAGATACTGTTACAGTCTCTTTGCGCACAGTCTCAGTCAGCACTGGAAAAGTTTTAACTGAAGTATTAGTTACCAAAACTATTCTTAGCGTTGCTTTAAACCAAGATGCTTTTAGATTTATCTCTGATAATACAGAGCTGATAGAGATAGAAAATGGCATCACAGAAAATGAGTCAACCAACATTGCTCTGCAAAACGCTATAGAAACAGCGGTACTAGAAACTATAAAACAGGGAGTTAAATTAAAACATTGGAAAATTTTAAGATGAAAAAATTATTAGCATTATTATTAGTTGGAGTCGTTTACGCAGACAACGAAGTTTACGTTGATCAGGTAGGCGCAACTTTTAATCTAGACATAGAGCAACTTGGCTCATCAAACATTATTGGCGGATTAAACTCGGTAGCTGGTTCAATGACTGCGTTAGACTTAGACGGTGGAACTATGACCTTGGATATCAACCAGATAGGGGATACCAATAAATTCCTTGGAGACATCACTTCTGAAAACTTTACGGGCTTATTTGAATTTGATGGTGGCAATAACAACTTTACAATACAGGTAGACCCAGCTAATACTTACGGGGCTAATGGCGGAGACTTTAATATTGATGTAACGGGTAGCACAAACACCTTTACTTTAGATGTAGCAACCAATGACTTAGCCAGCGCTTTAGATTTAGATTGGATTATCCAAGGCAGCAACAACACTTTTGATTTTGATATAGACTATGACCAAGCAATTAATTATGTAGATGTAGATGGAGACTCAAACACAATTACCTTTGACGCAGATGGATTTTCGTCAGGTTATTTCTATTTGGATCACACAGGCAATTCCAGAACCTTTAACATTCAACAACAGAGTACATTAGCAAGTGACTGGTTACAAATCAATTCTACTGGTAACAGCGGTACTGTTTGCGTCATTCAAAACGATGCAGGTCTCAGCACAAGTTGCTAATATTGGTGATGTATCTGAACTAAGGGGCGATGCTAAAATAACCAGGGATCAGCCATACAAAGCTGAACTTGATTTTAACATTCAGCAAAACGACAATATAGAAACTAGCAATGGCCGCATTGCTATTACCTTTCTTGATGACAGCACAGTCAAACTCACCGAACATTCTCAACTCACCATAGATGAATATATCTATGACGCTGATCCAGCTAACTCTAAGTTAGCGTTAAATTTTGCTAGTGGTACTGCAAGATTTATTACGGGCCAACTAGGAAAGATAGATAAAGAAAACATTACCATTCAAACGCCCACTGCTAATATAGCGATTCGTGGTACAGACTTTACAGCCACCGTAGACGAGTTGGGTCGCAGTTTAATTATTTTGCTACCAGATTACAGCGGTAATCCTAGTGGCGAAATACTGGTTACAACAGCAATGGGTTCTGTCACTCTAAATCAACCCTATCAAGCAACAACAACTACAGTGTTTGAAAGCAGACCAAGCTCTCCCGTCATCTTAGATTTGACCCTAGATCAAATAGATAATATGTTAATTGTTAAGCCGCCAAAGCAAAATAAATTATTAACAGAAGAAGACGCAAGTCAAGCAAACAATGTGCTAGATATGGATCTTTTAGAGTTTGATCAGCTTGAGCAAGATTACTTAGCAGAAGATGATTTAGAATTTAATGAGTTAGATATTAATTTTTTAGATACTAACTTTTTTGAAGACATGTTAAAAATTATGGATGAGTTAGACAAGCTTAAAGATAATGATTTAGAGCAAGAGCAAACAGTGACTAGAATAATAGGGACTAAAATTGGTCAAGATATGGACACTCAAATTATTACTTTGGTAACAGGCGATTTGTTAAGCCTGAGAAGAAAGGTCGAACAATCAGTTCAGGTAGATTTAAGCGCATCTCAAGGTTATACAGTAATCTTTATTCAAAACGGAATTTCTAATACAATAAAAATAAACGGTGGGGGTGACTCAGTTATTACCATCAAACAAAGCCAATGAAAAAACTTATTTTCCCTACTTTGTTAACTCTTTTGGCTTTGCCATTATTGTTTCAAGTGGCGCCCATACAAATACTTAAACTTAAAACGTTTGACTATCTTGTACCCAAGCAAGAACCGACAGGTTTTTTTACTATTCTTAATATTTCTGAAGAAGATGTTATAGCCGAGGGCGGCTATCCTTTTCCGCGACAAAGACTAGCAGAAATACAAAAACAGTTAGTAGAAAAAGGTGCCTTGGGTGTTGGGTGGGTAATAGCTTTTACAGAAAAAGATAGATTTGGCGGTGATACAAACTTTGCAATTTCACTCAGAATGTTGCCTAGCGTACTAGCAATGTTTGATAATGAAAGCCAAGACTATCCACCAACTACTGGAACAGTTATTTTGGGTGACAAGATCTCTGGAATCAAAGCAGGTGGAGTCAGACAAAACATTCCAATACTGAGGGTTAATGCAAATCAAGGCGTATCAACTGCGCCAACCGAGGTAGATAACCTGGTCAGGCAGATTCCCCTGTTAATGCAAACTCCAGATGGCTGGGTGGCATCATTTGGAACTGAAGTGCTAAAAGCTTTGGCTCAACAAAAAACTTACATCATCAAAGGTTCTGAAGCAGGAATTGAAGAAATATCTGTTAGGGGAATACCGCCAACCAAGCTAGATAAATTTGGCAGGCAATGGATTAGCTGGGTGGACACACCTCAAACAACATTACAAGAAATGGATGTAGCAGGAAAATTTGTTTTTGTGGGTGTAACCGCCAAAGGCGTTATGCCTCAAATTGCTACGCCTGTTGGCCTGTTAGAGCCACATAAAATACAAGCAGCCCTATCTGAATCTATTTTGCTTGAGAACAGCTCTTATATACCAAATTGGAGTTTAGCCGCAGAATTGGCTGTTTTAATGTTTTTAGGCTCTCTGACGTGGCTTGTATTGAACGCTTTAGGTATAACAGGAGGCTTAGTATTAACCAGTTTATTGCATTTGTTGGTTGCTTTTGGAGGTTGGTACAGTATACAAACAGGTATATTGCTTGATGTTAGTTGGTCGCTTGTCTCAGGATTCATTATTGCATCTACAGCTTTTTACATGAGATTCCGAGAACAATACAAACTAAGACAGCAGATTAAAAAACAATTTGAACATTACCTAGACCCAAGGCAGGTAAAGAGACTGCAAGACAATCCAGAGCTTTTAAAACTAGGTGGAGAACGAAGGCGTTGTACGTTTTTATTTACAGATGTAAGAGGTTTTACTGCTTTGTCAGAAACATTAGAGCCTGAAGAGGTTACAGACATAATGAACAAAACCTTAACAATTCAAGCTAACGCAGTTAAAGAGTATGGCGGAATGGTGGACAAGTATATAGGGGATGCAATGATGGCTATTTTTAACGCTCCTATTGATTTGATTAACCATGAGTCCAAAGCCATCCAAGCAGCGTTGAAAATACGGGAAGATATGGCAAAAGCCAACTTAGGAATTGAAATAGGTATTGGAATAAATACAGGTACAGCATGCGTAGGAAACTGTGGTAGTAATACACGTTTTGATTATACAGCTATAGGAGATGCAGTAAATACAGCGGCTAGGCTTGAGTCAGCAACTAAAGACAGAAATGTTGATTTATTAATTGGTGAAGAGACAGAAAAGTTTTGTGGTTATTACCTAAAAGAGTTAGAATCTATTCAGGTTAAAGGAAAATCAAAGCCTTTAGTAATATATACTTGGAAGAATAATGAAATTTAGTTTAATAAAAAATGTAGTAGGTGCTTTAGCCCCTACGCTCGGTTCAGCATTAGGCGGCCCATTAGGCGGTCAAGCAGCTTCAGTTATTGCTGGCGTGCTTGGATGTCAATCAGATCCCAAGTCTATTAATCAAGCTATACAAGCAGCCACCCCAGAACAAATGCTTGAGCTTAAAAAAGCTGAACAAGATTTTGAGTTACATATGAAAGAACTTGAAGTAGATGTATTTAAACTAGAAGTTCAAGACAAACAAGATGCTAGAGGCAAGTTTAGCAGAGACTGGACTGCTAGAATTATGGGTATTGCTGTTGTTGGTGGGTTTATGGGTTACATATTTTTAGTTACTTTACAGCCACCAGAACAAAACTCTGAAGCTCTTATTAACTTAGTGTTGGGGTACTTGGGAGGTTTGGCAAGTGCTGTCATCTCTTTTTACTTTGGCGCTTCAAACACCCCTGATAAAAATGAGTAATAGAAAAACAGCAGGTGACGTTCACGCAGACTTAAAATCTCACGAGGCAAAATGTGAAGAAAGATGGAAGAGCATATTCAAGGAAACAGCAGAAATAAAACAAGAAATGAACCAGCTAAACGGAACGCTAAGAATGGCAATGTTTGGAACATTTGGTTTTATGTCAACGCTTTTAATAGCTTTTTTAACAGGCGTAGTAGCAATATAATGCACATATCAGACGAAGGTTTTTGTTTAATTAAAAAATTTGAAGGTTGTGAATTAAACGCATACAAATGCGCAGCAGGCGTTTGGACGATTGGGTATGGTCATACTAAAGATGTGCAAGAAGGTGATGTCTGGGATAAAGAAAAAGCAGAGTTTATGTTATGGCGTGAGCTTGAAGATGAATACGAGGTATATGTAAATGATCTTGTAACTGTTCCAATTAACCAATCTCAATTTGATGCGTTGGTTTCTTGGGTTTACAACTTAGGCCCAGCAAATTTAAAAAACTCCACTATGTTAAAAAAATTAAATGCTGGTGAATACGAAGAAGTTCCAAGTCAAATGAAAAAATGGAATAAAGCTAATGGAAAAGTTTTAGAGGGGTTAATTAGAAGAAGAGCCGCTGAGTCTTTGTTGTTTGAAGGAAAAGAATGGGGTAAGG